GAAAAGGACCCGATAGGGTCCTTGGTCCTGACCCCCCATTTGACTCCTCCGATCTGACTGCGGCCACGGACAATACTCCAATTTTGGAGGCTAAGTCCCTTAGCGACGGTCTGATCGATGGGCTCCTGGAGTTCGAGACCTTACCGGATTGGATACGAAGATGTATCCGTCCGATATCAGATCTCTTACTCCGGAATTCTAAGGTTCTTCCACCGGTATGGTTTCCGCAAAAAGTGAAACTATCCGATATGGAAGAAGAGATTAGGATTGAAGACTTATTTCCCTTCTACACGAGAAGGTCTGTCCAAATGGGACAGCCCCACTCGTGGTGCCTACTTTGCCTTTACAGTCATTTCCACCGAGCTAGATCTTTAGCTAAAGATCTTACTCAAGTTTCTCTGGTTATTGAAAAACCGAAGTTTTTCAAACAGATCATCTGTGGAGATGACTCTGGGGCATCGGGAGGAACAGTGGAATCTTATTTAAGATTCCGCGAATCCTTAAAAGGCTCAGGGTACGAGATTTCTAATGGAACGGATATTATAAGTAATACCTCGCTCCAATACACCGAAAAGCTCTACATTGTAGAACAAGGTGAGAATCGTCGTAGACTTAAAGAAGTCAAATATCCTTTTGCCAAATCTCTGGTATCGAAGGCTCCCCCCACGAGAGGTCCCCAAAGGACCCAAAGGAATCAGAAGACCACTTTCACCGCTAGGGGAAAGTCGTCTACTTCTGCCATTCGTGGAACTTCCCTTCCGTATTCCGATCCGGAATACGCTAGGAAAGTGGAGAAAGCTGCTCTGGTTTATTGCCTCTATTCCAATCAGGAATTGATTCAAAAAGCAAAGAAGCTCGATATACCACCTTATCTTCCTCAGGAGTTTGGAGGATTAGGCTTTACACATCCCTCTAGGAAGGGTCTCCGTCATACGAGACCCTTCTTTTTGAAAGGTATTAGTTCACTTCTACAAGAGAACCGAAATCTTGACTACATATTATCCTTTAGGAGTTTAGGTTCAGTTTGGACCTATAATCCGGAGGATTTAGTAGCTGAGGAAGCAAAAAGACTTTTTGATTCCTGGGTCTCAAGTGTTTTTACTATGGATCGCAAGGCGACTAGTATGGAACACTTGACACCACTCAGCACAAGAGCTTCTCCCATTTGGGGAGAGGTTTCTTGGGTCGATATGGTTCAGATCTCAGAAGTTCTCGGTCTCCCATTGGAGACAAATAACTGGGATCACTATGACGCCATCAAGGAAAAACTACTTGAAATTACAAATTTCAAATGGTTTCCTTTTAAGGAAGTCATGGATCACGTAGAATCTCACTTCAGAACTTCAGTTCTTTCTTATGCGGAAATCACTGAAACTTTTGAAGAGGTCCCGAGTCTAACTAGAATCTCTAGAGAGATTCATAAGTTTTACAAAGGACAAATGAATAAAATACCACCTCGGAATTCTGAGAATTACAGAGACAAGACGATGGAGGAAATTTTGGATATACTCCACTGGAGACAGAACTTAGTTCTGGTATCTAGTAGGGTAACCTATCTCGAGAACTTCAGTTCTCGATGGTAGGCCAAAAGAACCACCATTGGAAGGTATAAAAACCAAACTGGCGCGACCCTAGAATCTAGGGTTGGCAACCAGCCGGC